AATAATGGGTCGTATTCCCAACTCATACCTTTCTTTTGATATTATTAGTGTTAAATCATCTACTTCTTGAACACCAAATTTTGATAGTAAAGTTCCTGCTCCACCAAAACCTTCATATGTATCTACATATGCTTCAATAGGAATAGCAACAGTAAATTCTGATCTAGAGACTTCTTCTAATATAGTTTTTTCATTTACAAATATTCTTGGAATGTAATAAATTTCTATCCCAAACATCTTAATGTGCTCGTTTACAAGGTCTTGAACTAAACCTTGTTCTCCAGAAGATCCGTGTAGAAAAAATGGATTTAATGGCATAATACTAACCTATCATATCGAACGGTGGTAATTCATAAGTAGAAGACATTTTCTCCATCAATGCAGCAATTTCTTTTTCTCCATCATCATACATTTGTCTTCCATTTAGTTCCACTCCTCCAGGTAATTTAACTCCTTGGAATTTTATGAGGTTTTGACCCCACTGCCTTTTAATTAATGCTGTTAAGTATGGTTTTAGAAAAGAATCATTCCATACTTGGGGAGAATCTGCTGGATCCAAAAGTCTATAACAATCAATAATCAAATATTGCCCAGGTCTAAGCATTCCCCAATCGACATCTAAATATAATCTATCTTGTCTCTGATTGTATCTTATTTGTTTTTTTGTACTTAGTAAAAAATCTATATCTTCAAGGTATCTTTTAACCATACTATAACTTAAAAGTTCTATAGAACTCCAATTATAAACTTCATTTAAAAATAATTGATATTTTACACTAAACATTCCACTAGAAATTGAGTTAGCACCCTCAAAATTCATAACTTTATTGATTCCCATAACATAATCTGGTATTTGTATATAATTACCAGTCTCAAAATAATTAAATGATGTTGGAGTCCCTGCAATAGTTGTATCAACAGTGGTAGTCGTAATTCCAACTCCCCCCATTGTTGCGGTTCCCCTATCAATATCTTCTTGAGTAACTTTATACTTTAAAAAAGTTTGAATAACCCCATCAAAATGGCGCTCATAAAAAAACTGTAGCGCATCATCAACCAAATCTTCTATCTGTTCATCAGCAACATTGATTTCCAATACAGGATATCCAAGTTTCCTTTTACAATAATCAATTAATTCTGTTCTGGTTGTTGGTTTTGCCATTTTAGTTATTCTTGCTTAAGTTTAATAACAAACTTTTAATATCATTTATATCATTCTTTAAACTATTTAAATCTGATTCTATTTTATTAATTCTAACAGAATCTCTTTCCTTCATTTTCCTTAATTTTATGTAGGTTTCATATCCAGATTTGTCTGTATTAATAATCCCGTTAGTGACAGTATCTCTAACGAGATTATTATGACCTTCTACCTTTAGTCTTTGATTATATTCCATTATGCCAAAGCAATTACTCTAAGATCCTTTATCCTTGGTGGATTTGACTGACTTGTAGATGAACCAATAATTTTGATACTAAAATATCTAAACTCTGGAAGATCATCTGCAGTAAATGTATAGTCATTAAATAATACATCATTAGTATTTGATGATAAAACATCAGTCTTAACAACTTTCTTATCTGATAAACCATCAGAAGCAGAAATATCAATCACATTTCCATTCACATCCAAATTATTGTATCCTGGGAAGGGATAATAAACTGGATCATTTTCTGTAGTATTTGAGATCGAATAAAATACTCTAACATCATTAAATATATTTACATGTGCAGAAAGTAGAACTTTTAAAGAAGTTGCTGGATTTTCCAATTCAACTGGTAAGTTACAATAAATGAATTCATTAGGATCAGAGTTTAAAGTAGAAGTTCTTGGATCATTTACATAGTCAGTTATTGGGGCATTTACCCTATTTGATGTTAGAATAACACCTATTCTATCAAGATCAACTACTGGAGAAACTCTAATATCAGCAGAAGATAGACTTAGCTCTAATTCTAATGATTTATTTGAAATTAAATTTGTATTATGAATGGATTCATTGACCGTTGATGTTATTAATCTTGGTTCTGTAAAATAATTAGTTTCATCTAAGGTAATGTCTACTATTGGACTTTCTAAGAACGATACTTCATTACCATCTACACTAGTTCCTGTTATACTCTTAAGTTTTGCCGTTACATTAGTTTCTGGCAGAACTAAAGTTTGTACAATAGGTCTCATTGATTCATACTGTATATTTTGAGTTGCATTTACAAGCTCACCACCATCAGATTTTGACTTACGAATGTAAAGTTTCTGTACACTTGGATCAGAATCTCTATTGATACCATTTTGAGATGTATCTAGTTTTATGTAATAAAAATCAAAACCTATAGATCTTGGAACAAGTGCATCTTGTAGATAATGTAGTTTGTTTATTCTCCTTAAAGAAATACCATTATTTTCATATTTAAATACCGTAGTTTCTTCTGGATATGATATTGATTGTGTATTATCAATTTGCCTTGTAATTCCAGTTAAAGTTCCATTTGATATTCCAGTGTATGAAATAATCTCATCATTTATTAGAATGTACCCAGGATTTGTTGCACTAACTTCAATATTTTCAAATGTTGTGAAGTTTGTTGTGCTAGCAATACTAACAGGACCAGAGTCCGAGAAAGTATATTCTGCAGTCAGTGAAGTTGGTTCTATATCAGATCCTACTTCTGATAACTGGACAACATTTGTTTTAGAATGCATTGCATGGTTTTTATGATTTACTTTAATATGTAAACCATCTTCAAATGGAGATGAAATCTCTATGTTTGAAATGACAGAATCTGCTCCACCAGTATCAAAAATAGTAGTGGTTATTCCTAAAGAATTATCATATAGTAATGATTTTGATGTGTTATTCTCAAAATTACCCTGAACATTATCCACTACTAATTGATTAATTCCATTAATATTGGATATAGTAAATTGTGCATTTTTTCCTAAAGGTTGTGAACCAATACTATCAATAGTTACTACATCACCTTGCTGATATCCAAATCCACCCGAATTAATAGTTGCTGCAATTGCAACTCCATTTGTACTCCCATCAGCGCCTATAGTAATATCTGCTGTTGCATTTTTACCTAAACCACTTACCGATGTTAGAGATACTCCATTAAATGTAAAAGAAGAACCATCTGATGGAGTATATCCAATTCCAGCATTTGTTATGGTTAATTGTCCAGAAGCAGATCCACCATATCCAACAACATCACCCCTAACAAAACTATTGTTTTGTTGTTTAATAGTATTTCCAATATCTAAAGATGTAATATCTATCACATTTGTAGTTGTTATAATTACTTTTCTGGATTCAAATTCTAAAGGATCTGGAACCAAAGTAGCTATTTGATCATTACCCAAATCCAACCTTGGGTTAAAGAATGATATAGTTCCTGGGGAATCATTATTAAATGTAGCAGCATATAGTCTAAACTTCAAATCTTCATATTGACTTGCAGTCCAGGTAGATCCATTTTGAGATTTAAATAGTGATCCCAAATCTGGTTGCTGCGAAACAAGAGTTTGTCTTGATTCTTCTTGAAGTAATGTTGATACGTCAATCTCTCCCATTTTTGAAATCCAAACAGTATAATCATTTGAATCACTTAATAAAACTATCGCATATTCTTTATTACCTTCCAAATATATTGGGGATGGGAAGAATACTTCAGTTACTGTTAAAGAATCTTCGGAAGTAAATACCTGTTGTGGATTTATGACAACTTCAGAAAATGGACAAACTTCATTTGTTGGATACCCATTAACCATAGGTCTTAATTGAACTGTAACTGGTATTATTGGATCTTTAGTTCTAAAGAATAGATCAACACTAGTTACAAATATACCATTAGTTTCACTAACTAAAAATGATTGTGCTAAAGGATCCCTATTTCGAGTTGACCTAATTAGTTGTCTTGCGAATCTTCCTGCACTGGGTGGATTTCTTCTGGGTGGATTTCTTTGACCTCTACGTCCTTGGTTCGGTGCTGGAGCGGGACGCCCACGACCAGCACTTACTGGTTGAGGAAAAACTTGTGGTCGTGGTGGCGGTGCTGGCGGTGGTGGTGGCGGCGGTGGCGGTGGATCTGGTATAAATCTTGATCTAGTTTCTTGGCTTCTATCTACTGCAGTAGTTACTTGAACATCTGGTACTGCTGGTCTTCTCTCTGTAGTATCTACAACTTCAAATCTTGGTTTTCGTGTAGATCTTATAGTTTCTTGAACTGTATTCATAGTTCCAGAAGCAAAATATTGCTCTTCTCCAGAACTATCTACAAGTCCTCCAATTTTTGTATTAGTTGAACTATTTGTTAGTCTAAAGACCTTTGTTCCTGCCTCAAAACTTGGATTTGAAGGTACATTTGGGTTTGGAATAAAGAATGATCCTTTTATAGAACCAATACTATCAGTAAATAACCTTACATTTACTACTTCTGCCTCTCCATTAGGACCTCTTAGCCTCATACCTGGAACAATAAATCCACGATACAGTGATTGATTGTTTTCTGATAGTGATCTAGTGTCAACGTTCAATAATATTGAAGAACTTGAATATTCTGCTGGTACTATATAATTTTGATCATATGGACTCTCAACGTAAACATCACTAGGATTTGATATTGGTCCGTATTTGTGGTTTGACTTTGCTACTCTAAATTGAATTCTTGGTAAAGATCTACCAAAGAATAATCTTCTTCCTCTAAAAAATCTTCCTCTTCTTCCAATTCTTGTTCCTCTGACAAGATCACCAACATTAAAAATTCCCCTAATCATTCTTATTTCGATTAGTTTTGGAACTATAAATTGATTTACATCCTGCTCATCAAAAAATCCATATAATCTTGTAAAAGGTTTGAATCTTCTTGCAGTAAATTCTATATTTCTAGATCTCATGAAAGGAATAACAGAGGTGTTGACAACTCTGTCTCCCTCACTCCTAGTTTCAACTTGTTCAGATACTCTTAGTCTTTTACCATCTCTTTGATCAAAACCAGTTTGTGTTGTAGTGGTTACAGTTGTTGTTGTTACATCTCTAACATCAGTTCTAACAGTACCCCTTCCTCTTCTTATATTACTTTGATTTCTCCAATTACTTCTAGTAGTTGATGATGTACTCGTAGAAGTGGATCCAGTCCAAGTAGTTTCCCAAGAACCCCAAACAATTGGACCGAGACCAGTTTGTGCATCATAACCAGCATATTCTAGTTGTAATCTTGTTTGGGTATAATCATCTGATGTTATTGTTTGTGGTCTTAATCTAGTTTGATCAATCCAGATATCAGATGATGGGAATAACTCAATTGTACCCGCATAAGTAGTAACTAAATACGGAGTCACATTTTCAACTCTTGTTGCAAATGGATTTTCAACTATTACTTCATCAGTATAATCTAATGTTAGTAATTGTCCAGTTTTTCTTATATTTGATCCAATAAGATCATCCACAAATTCAGAATCTGCAACTGTACCTGAAGTAGTTCCAATGCCAAGTAAAGATCTTCCACCCAAAAGCAAATCAATTTGTGTAGTAAAGTGAGAAGGTCTTAGTTCTAGATTTACTGGATCTATACTGTTAGTAACCCTAGAACTCTTAATTTGCGTTTTTCTAGTACTAAAATTATCAACATATATTCCAGATTTAAACCTTGTTAGTCCATTTGAATCTGGAATTGTTAGTGATTCTGCTTTTGACTCTAAAAGTGACAATGCAGTATAGTATTCTAAATTATTAACTCTCTGTTCTAGTTGACCAACATCCTCCATTCTATAGCGTTTATATTTGTTTAATTTTATTTCACAATCATCAATATCACACAAATATGGTGGTATTGATATAGTAGCTACTTCAAGAGCATCTTCTATAGGTATTGGTGGCAAAGGATCTTCTGAAGGAACTCCATTTAACAACTGAAATTCTCCAGTTTTTAATAGGAACAATTTATCAATTCTTGCCAAGTAGTGAGAATATGTTAATCTTATAGATTCATCTGATGCAAGAATATTTTTTGCAGAATTATTTGAGTCTGAAAATTGTCTTGAAGTAAATTCAAATGGTGATAGTTGTGAATTTGAATTGAATGGTAATACCCTTGGTCTAATATCAATAATGTCTGAGGTTCTGACATCATTTTTTACACTTAATAAGTCACAATAATCAAACTGAGAATAAGAATTGGCGGTTGTAATATCACCATTTTCAGAAGAAGAAAACTCTCCAGATTCGAAAATAACTTTTATCTGATTTTTTGGACTTTTGGAATTTTCCTTCCTAATGATTCTAGAATAATCACAAATAGTATCTCTTTGCCCAGAATCTAAAGTGTATCTATCTGTTATATTTGTGGATCCTTGTCCAATGTCTGAAATTGTTCCTAAAATATTGCTTTTTTCTGATCTTACTGTCTCACCAATAATAAATGCAAGATCGCTTAAATAAACTATAGATATTTTTGAAGAATTTATATTTTCTACATAAATTGCTTCAGCTTCAGAAGTTTCTCCTTTAATCACTTCAGAAATAACTAAATCATCAGTTCTACCAGTTTGACCATTTAAATTTGCTAATGTTAAAGAAGGTAATACAGGTTCAAATGTATCTGAAGATTCAAAAATAGCATATACTTTAGTTACATCAGGTTCTAACAAGCAAATTTCTTTATCCTGAACTCTTAGACCATAACCATAACTTCCATATTCTAGTCCATCATCTAAAGTCGTACTTCCAATACCAGAAGAAACTGATGTAGATTTATTTACAATAATAGAGTTTGCTCTATTAGCAGTTTTTGTTCTACTAGTGACTCTATTTTTTGATAATGTTGCTATAAGTCTTCCAGGTCCATTGGTAGACATTCCATATATGGTGATTGATTTTGATCCATCACCATATATAAATTTATCGCCTGTCAATACTTCAAAATCACCATTAGAATTTATTAATACATACCTTTCTTCATCGAATGGTAAAAATGCTTCATCGGATTCACATTGAATTGTATTAGTAACATTCTGATTTATTACTAAATTAAATTCTTTTCTAATTGTAATTTCTGATTCTGTTAAATCAACATTAGAAATATATTTTTTTGGTAATGGTGTATATAAAGTATTATCTGTAGATGATTGCAATTTTGTTCCAATCAAACTAAAGTCCAATGCAATAACATCAGAAGAAGAAGGCATTAAACCATAATTTATTCCTGTTACTTCAGTAACACTTGTAATTCCAATAGTATATTCATCTGTTATACTTACTACTTTACCATAAGTTTTATATTCTGGAGACACTAATCCAGTATTTGTAAATGATACATAGTCTCCAACTTTAAATATTTTATCTAGTTGAACATCTGTTGAAACAACAGTAGATACATTAGCAACTGCTTGCCCAACAGTAACTTGACCTACACTAGTGTAATTAGAAAGTTTTGTGTCTGCATTAAAAGTCTCACCAATACCAATTGTACTATGTAATGATTTTACATCTAAAGTTTTATATTCTGTTACACTAGTAATTAATGAATTTCCATCTACACCATTGAGAATTAATTTCTCACCTTTTATAAATTTTCCTCTTGTACCATAAACAGTTGCAATTCCTGCACTATTTGTGTCAAATCTTAAATGCCCACTTGCTCCACTAGACTTACCTTCAATATAAACTGGAGTTGTCCATGAAACAGAAGAATTTAAATTTAATTCTGTATAGTATTGTGTATCATATAAAGATATGTCCCAAGTATTTAATTCTTGAACAGCAGTATCATAAGATCCACCTTCTAAAGCATAATCATATATTCTTGATATACCAATTTCTTTGCCACTAGGAATAAATTGGTTTTCTCCAATTCTACTATCTCTTAAACTAATTAAAGATGATGTAGTAAATCCAATTCTTGGAGCACCAACGACTCTATTAAGAGACATTGATGGACCAGTAAAATAGTTTATTGCTTGGTTTTCTAATGTACTAGTTGTTCTTGGTTTTTGGAAATCTAGATATGTTGAAGTTAAATATTCTATCTCATAACCCTTAACATATGCTTTTCCTGGAGAAATTTTATATGTCCCCAAAGATTCTCTAGGTACATTACCATTTCTAGTTAATTGATTTGATTTAAATACTCCATCATTACCTTTTCTATCATCTAGAGTTTCTTTTGCAGACACTGAAAATGATTTTACATAAAAATCACCAGATTGCTCATAAGTTCTTCTAGCAAGTTCATCTCCAATATCATTATAAACTGATCTGTTATATGCTTTCTCAACTCCTCCTGATCTTACAATAAAGAGTTCTACAAAGTTTTCATGTTTATCTATTTCTATTGGTCTTTTTGCTAAAACAGCTCTTATTTGTAGTCTATCTGCACCAGGAGCTGCATAATTATTGAATCCAGAAGCATTATCGTTTAAACTATTATCTTGTCCAGATGTTACAATATTTTCATAAATTTCAAATCCAATTCTATATGATGGATTATTCTCATGAGGTTCTAATATTAAAGTCTGTGCTAAAACCTTTACAAAAGTTCCTCTTAGATAGTAAACTCCTTCCTGCATAAAAACTGCAGAACCAATAGAAGTTGATTGTGTAGGTGCAGTGGTTGTAAATGCTTGCCCTTGCTGAAAAACTGCAGAAGTTGAATTTAGATTTTCTTCTAAAATCAATAGTTCATTATCATCAAATACCGCCTTATCATCATTTCCAGTTGAAAGATAATTTATGTATAATGTAATATACCCTCTATCAGAATATTCAGTTCCTATACTATCAACTATTTTTGCCTTAAGATTTGAATTTTGTCCCCTAATTGTAATCCCAGCCAAATCTCCCCTGAATGAGTCTAAATTTATTCCTAGATATTGACTCTCTACTTCTACACAATTTAATTCATTATTATAAGAATAATTTCCAGGAATAACTACTGACCCCTCTTTAAACAAATGTGTTCCAATTTGTTCAACTTGGTTTTGTAAAATAGACTGTAAAGTTGTAAGTTCTCTAGATTGTACTGGAAAACCTGGCTTAAAAAGAACTTTATGATATCCTTTTAGAGGATCATAATCATCAAAATAGGGAGATATATTTAAATTTGTTTCTTGTGGCATGATTTTAACGGAATTTAGAATTGTAATACAACTTTAATGTCTTCTCTTTGATTCACAGATCTTGTAATAGCTGGTCTATTATCAACATAAATTATGTTTCCCGAATATTTTTCTACCTCTGGTAGAGCAACTCCATTTACAAAATTTTGCCCTAAATAATATGTCTTATTATTTATGACAGTACTTATACCTGGATTATTATTTTGACCAAATCCACTATCAATATATAGGTCACTAGAACCACCTACAATTTTCAACTCTCCACCATCTGATACGCTAGATGTAAATTTGTTTATCGATAATCCATAGGTTGGTCTATCATTTATTGTTCCATCGGTGTTGAATCCAACTATAGACCTATCCTGCCAATACTTTAAAACTCCTGTCTGACTATCATAAGAAAGAACTCTACCAACAGCGGTCACTCCAGTACCAATTGTTTGGGTTATTATTGAATTTGGTTCATATCTTGTAGTTTTATAATCATCTTGGTTTGGTGCTAAACCAATAAGTTTTATAGCGTCTAAAGAAGTTACTCTATCATCAGTAAGTATTGTATTTGAATTATAAGATAATGGATTTTTGATTATACCTATTCTAGATACTTTTGTTCCTGTAACAAAATCTGGATTCTGAGCATCATTCTCTATTCGCGAATAGAGTAATACATTTGTAGAACCCAATTCCCTGTATACATCATATCCATGTCCATTTACTGGTGGGATAATAACATCAAACTTTGGAGATGATGCACCTAAAGGAACAGAACCTTTAATTAAATCTACAGTACCAAAAGTGTAACCACTTCCACCCTTAGATATTGTAACAGATTCTACTTTTGCATCATTATTCACAACTATTGTACATTCTGCTCCTGTACCATCACCAGATATTGGTACATTTGTATATGTCGTATTTGGTGGTCCAACTAAAAGACCTCTATCCTTTATAAAAATAATTTTTAATTGACCACTAGATAATGCATTATTTCTAATATTAGTATATTCCGAATTTGATTCCCAATCAGTTGGAACTGGAATAAAATTTAAGGAGTCAAATTTTACAATATCGTTTGGATTGATAGTATACAGATACTTCCAAATATATCCATCACCACTAGTTCCAGCAGATCTTGGCTCTAAATCTGTAAAATTTGGTTCATCTAGTGAGGGTTTTCCATTTGTATTTTCTGGATCCAATCCATTATTTAAACAAACATAAACCCTAAATTGACTATTAATTACATAAAAATTTGATGAATATAAACTTGTTTTGTTGGACGGTCTAGAAAGATTTGTCCTAGAAATATCATGTCTGTATGAATCATAAATCGTTCCAGATTCCCATTGAATTTTTCTAACAACGAGTCTTATGTCATCTGGTGATATTTTTTTTAATGCTATTAATGATTCCCAATATGAATTATCTTCATCGAAACAGTCTTTTGGGGAAATTGGATTACTATCCCAAGAAGGACTTATAGAATCTGAATTTGGTAGTCCTACAAAAGTATAGTAAGACTGATTAGAATCTCGAATATCCTCCACAAAAGATTTGGCATTATTTATTCTCAAGTAATCAGTTATGATTGCAGCCATTTCTAGTATCTAACTAAGATTTGTTTATTTATTTATCAGACAAAATACCCATCATATTTTAGTGGGAGTTTCCTACGCAAAATTGGGTTTGTTCCTATACCAGATTGATTTTCAGAGAATGCAGTAAATGGTTTTGCTCTAAGTCTTCTTGTTAAATCAACTTTACCCCAGACATAATTACCAAACAATTCTACACTATTAAAACCAGTATTACTTGGATTCTGCCCAGGAGCTAAATTTGACAGTATAACAATAACATTTTTAACTGTAGTTGTTATACCAACAGGTAATCCAGATATTCCAGATGGTATTGTAACTATTTTTTCTGACCAATCATAACATTGAACTACCATATCAGTAAAAATAGTTGATATTCCAACTGGATCTGGTAAAGGTCCAGTTTGTGCAGTAAATCCAGAAGGTAAAGAAACTCTACCTCCACTTGGATCTCCAAATACAGTATGTGTAATATTAAAATAATCTCCTGTAGTTATACCAACATCATACACTCCATTCTTTCTTAAATCCGAATCCATAGGAATAAATAAATCTAGTCCAAGGAAATATTGATTTGTTGATTCTGAAATTCTAGACGTGTCAAAACCAACTATTACTCCATAATCACCATAATAATTAACAAAAATTGATTCCTCAGTATTTCTCCATGGTGGTGCAATTAAAATTGGAGGTGGTTCAATTTCATTTACAATAAACTTTATAGAGTTTTCTAAAGGCCATCTTCTATAAGAACTTGCAAGACCAACGTTATCATAAACTTTAAGTTCTAATATATCACCAACAGAATAATTGACTCCCTTATCATTAATTGATGTTAATGATGTAATGGAAGTTTCTGAATTGACCGATATATCTACGGTTGCATTTCTTCCAACACCAGTTACCGTATGTAATTTTGCACTCGTCATTATGGTTTCGCCACCAAATAAAGGTGGAAATCCAGATCCTTGAGAGTAAATTGATAGTGTCTTTATTGGTCCATTGTAATAATTTGTTCCCCCATAACTAACATTTACACTATTTACAGAAGATCCCGACATTAATGCAAAAGCAGTTGCTTGAGATCCATCTATAAATGGTTTTTGTATAGTTATTTCTGGTGCCGCTGTGTACCCAAATCCAGGATTTGTAACATTTATACTATCAATTGTACCATTTGTATTTAAAACTACCTCTGCTTCTGCAGAAATGAGTTGATCTGTAGGTATAATCTCAATTCTTCTTTGTTCTGTTGGTTCTATACCTTCTCTTGAAATATTGAACAGTGATGTATCAAAAACATAAACATGTTCTGATGTTATTGCAATACTATTGAGTATATTTGTAGTTGGATTTATTATTGGTTCATAATAAACTCTATCTTTACCAATAAAACTATTATCGATTATTATATCTTGTTCTTGCTTAATCCAACTAATAGGTCTCTCATATAATTCATCTAAAACAACACCAACATTTGCATAATTATTAGTAATAATTGTATCAGCTGACTTCACATCTACAACAAGTCTTTCTTCTTGAGTAAGGTTGGAATCTACATCACTAAAAATCTGTACATTATCTCCGACTTTTACTGAAGGTAAAACTCTTACAAGTCGAACATCAATTTCTGATGTTCCAGTATATGCTAAAATCTTTACAGTATCACCAACAGTACTAAATCCAACTAATGGACCTTTAGGTGCTTCTGTAAATCTGATTCTACTTCCACCATTAAACTGATAACCTTCTCCTGGAGTTTGTAGTACATCATTTACAAATACCAATAGATTTGACTGTAAACTAATTCCAGAACTAGTTTTTGCATAGAATGATATATCTTCACCATCTATCTGTAATGGGAATAATCTTCTTATTCCATTAAAATATTTGGAAATATCATCCAATACTATAAATTCACCAACGTTCCAACCAGAGAACTTTGATCTGAATACTTCTGTAACGTTTAATTCAAAATGTTCAAAATTTGATATGCCAGTTAATGTTGGTATGCCAACAGTTCCTCCAATAGAGACTGTAAGTAAATCATTTTCATTATATCCATATCCATAATTTTTAATCTCAAAAGAACGTATTGTTCCATCATTACTTGGAACCAAATCTACCGTTGCTTCTGTACCAATTCCACTAGAACCTTGTGAATATATTATTGGCAAATTTGTATAACTTAAAGGTGCATCAAAAATAACTTCTGGTGGATTTAATTGATCATATATTGCTGGTGGAGGATTAGTTATATTTACTGAAGTAACATACCCACTATTGACTACAGCTTCTCCAAAGTACACAATTGTATCAGAATCTGTTCTTAAACCAACTTTTACTGTTTGTAAACCAGATCTATATCCAGATCCAGTGTTACCAATAGCAACAGAGGTAAGAGCGCCTATCGGATTAATTATTGCTGTTCCACCAGCACTTACTAGTGGTTGATATCCAAATCCTTCTGTAGATCCTACGCTAACTATTATACCACCTTTTGGTAAACGATTTACATTTACATCCTTAGTTATTGTTGGGTCTGTTGGATTCAAGTTAAATCCTACTTTTAAATTTCCACCATCAACAAAAAGTTTGTAGTCTCCATAAATGCTGTATTTTGGAGTGCTTATTCTTTGAGGTCCTTGGAATATACCATCAATTAAAAGAATTGTATTTGTGTAAGGGATATTTGTAATATTATTTCCCCCATAACTTAAATTGAATGTTGTTGATATACCATTAAATTGTGTAGTAATATCATCATAAACATAGTTATTATCATATGCTTTGTCGAAATCGTTAGTGTATAAAAAGTTAAGTGCAGATCTTAAAAACACTCTCCCACTAAATTTTGAAGATGTGGTCAATCCAGTATAGTCAATTTCATTTGCAGATGTTGCAGTAGTTCCAAATCCTACAGGTATTTTGCCCCATATTGCCTCTGAGAAGTTTAAATTATTACCAACAATATTAAAATTACCAGAAAGTTTTGATATTATCTGATTGGAATTGTGAGTATCCTCTTCTGTTCCAACTACCGATCTATCAACATTAATTTGATTGAGTGATTTATTTACAGATTTTACCAACACAATTTCATTATCAATTTCTAGTAAATCTCCAGACTTAATAAAGTCGATAGTATTTACTGATATATTTGTATCACCAATTCCAATAGAACTTGAAGTTGCTATAGTATATCCAGATCCAACAAGTGGTGATTGGATAGATCCATTTATTGTTATAAGTAGTCTATTATTTGCATCAATAGATCTAATTCTATGACTAACTCCAGCACCAACTCCTACAATATCTACTCTATTTGGATTAAACTGTAAAGAATCTCCTATTGTTGCTGCAATACTTATTTTTTGATTATCTTCCTTAATAATATAGAATCTGGAAGGTAATCTTGATGTTATTCCTATTCCTGGCCAGTTAATTGGGGATATTTGTATTCCATTGTTTGGATCTTCATTATGTGGTATATATTCAACTTCTTCACCACTAACAAAATAATGATTCCCCAAGTTTATATTGTTTTGGGATATAAGCACCACATTAGAGTCTGTGCCATCAAATTCAACCTCAAATATTGGATTATTCTTTTCAAAAAGCCCAAATGATTTAGTGTTAGAATCAAACTGATCACTAATATCATCTATAGTTAAAACTCTGTTACCTATAAATTCCCTATACTCTGCCAAAAACGGTAAATTAAAAAGTATCTCATTAGATACAAGAGATTCATCTACTTTAATACTCTTTTCTCTGGCAATATCAAAATCTTTAACTGCATTAAGATTCACTGATTCTGTGAGATCTGATATTGCAACAACAACGTTATCATCTTGTTCTGTTGGCATTCTATAAAGATCATTATCAGATGGTTCCAAAATCAGATCACTGAATTTTTTAAATCCAACAGTATGTGTTAAATTACTAACCAGAGGATTCCAAACAGTAAAATCTAATGGAGATTTTACTGAATATGAAAAATATTGATAATAATCATTGTCAGACAATCTTTGGAAAAATGTATTTAACTTACCAGTTTCTTTTTTCCATCCCTCTCTAACTATACTGCTTGAAGATACTTTGTAATCTCCTTCAGATCCAAAGGATGATGATATTAGTGCCAGATTTTTTGAAGATTGACCATAAATTATATCTCCAGGTGAGAATTTTTTATTGGTTCTAATTTTTATATACTCATTGTTCTGGTCATATCTTTCCACAACTCCAACATTGTCTTCATATATGACCAATTCATTTTCATTAAATGAACCCTTTTCTAGGGTAATATCAAAGATTGGAAAATATGATTCTGGTGTTGCTGTACCAAAAGATTCAAATTCATCATAAACTCCTGGAGATTCACCAACTTTAAGTACATCCGATATATTATATACAATAGAAGGAAACTCGCCACCAATGTTTGGATCTGATTGCTTAACTTTAAATAGAGAATATCCATATGATGAAGAGTTATAACCCTTTCCGCCAATATTTAAATCAATATTAGTATTTTCAATGATTACATTATCACCAACATTAAATGGAAAGTCTGAAGCATTTGCAAAAGTAACCGCAAATGCGACTGTAACATCATTAGTAATGCTATCAAACGTAATATTACTAATTCTAATTCCATTTGGATTATTTACTGGTAGTATTTTTGGTGTAACATTGTATAGCCCAGTAGTATTTCTAATAATAGTTACTTCAGTATCTCCAATATCATATCTAAGTCTTGCTTCAGTATTAACTCTTCCAGTGAATCCATCAATAACAACTAATTGTGGAGGTACAAAGTAATTTGTACCGAAAGATGATATTTTTATCTTTTTGAATTTTGATAACGGTTCTATTTTATATGTGCTTGGGAAAATTGCAGATGGTCTTAATGTTTTATCTGAAGGATAGTCTAATCCAAGATTTAATAATTTTATACTATCTATCTTACCAATTGACTTTGAAAATGGTAAGAAAATAGCTCCAGAACCCTGTGAAGATACTACTTTAGTAACATAGGGTAAAGTTCTATAGTTTCTTCCTTTTGATACTAAAGAAACTTCTGCTATTGGACCAGTACCATAAATGGTTTTGTATGAAATTATTCCATCATTTTCACTATATGAAGATTGTTCTGGATCAGAGTCTAGTGGTATTATAAAAGATGTGGAGGTTATTCCAGATATATTTGATTTACCTGAATATACACTATCAAGAATTTGTATTGAACTGGAGTTTTTTATATTACTAAAATCTACCTTTAAATTTAACTTTGTTACTGGAGTATTTGGTAGATTGATAGGAGTTAACTTATAGTAAAGTGTTTTTGGAGTATCGGAGTCTATTTTTATTTGAACATAAGCTCCATCAGAACCAATGTCCCCAACATAAGTTACATTGAAAGTCTCTGTTTTATCTGAAGAAGAATAATACTTATTTGTGAAGTTAACATCAGTATAAAATTCAAATTTAAAAGATGGGTCTTCATTATATTGCAATGATCTATCAGATAGATCAAATATTATATTTTCATTTTTATAAAATTTCAATTCTGGATTTATAAGAGATATTGATCCATCTTGTTGAGATCCAATATTTACTAATATTGAAGAATCTAACTCAGATATATCGGAATAATAATTTGTAGATAGTGCAATCGTATTAGAATTTATACTTATAATATAATAAATTCCAGAATTTATTAGTCCGATTGATGGACTTTCTGAATTATAAATTACCTTATCTCCAGTTTTAAATTGGTGGTTATTAATGGATATTGTATTTAAATCAATATCTACATCAGAAGAACTAAATTCAGTTTTATTAACTAAGATTCTATAAACTAAATTATCATAAGATACTTTTATTGTTCTAGTTTTATTGCTGGACAAAGACAAATCTATTTCATTTCCAGCAACTAATCCATGAGGTGATTTTGTTATTATATTAGCATATTTTTTTACAATGCTAGATTGAATGACATCATCCCTATTTGTTTTTAGTTTTTGATTATTTCCTACTCCATAATCATTATATTTAATCAATTCAAAAATAGATTCAGATCCAATACCAACATACTGGTTTGTAGATCCTATAGAAACTTTTTGTGTTGATAAACCAATATAATTATTAGAATAAGGTACAACGTATAAAGAATCAACATCAGTAAGATCTTTTGTTGTTGCTGCATAAGATACATTTATTGGAGTATCTGTATCATTTATTATATAAGATACTTCATCATTCAATATAAATTTATGATTTGGTAAAAATATTGTATTTGGTATAGTATCTTTTGTTTTTACAAGATCCAGTTCTGGAACATTTACATACAATAGTCCACTCTTACCCTCCGAACGTTGAAGGGTGGAAGCATAATTTTCGTAGTAAAGACTTAAATTTTCTCTCTCAACTTGAGCTCCCCAAATATAAAATGTTGGAGTTGAATTTAGGGTAAATCCTGCTGGACCGTAAGTACCAACTCTAAAATTGTGTGTCCCCGAAGAAGTAAGTTGCTTAAATGTATATCTTCTATACGTATTTGTTAAAGTTACTAATTGACCATAATATAAAATTCCATCATCAACTATTAAATAGACAGATTCTCCTCCTTCTTCACCCTTCAAAAATACCGAGAATACATTTTCTTCATTCGACAAGCTTACTCCATTATATCCATATAAGAAATAATCAGAGTTTCCTGTAGTATTTGCGATACTAATTTTAGCTGCTTCTTTTTTATTTTCTATAGGAGATTCTTGTAAATAATCAATAGATCCAGTGATATTGGCATCATCTTCCCAAGGAGTTCCTGGTAACTGTGATGATGAAATTGGATAAGAATATTCTAATAAATTCTCAGAATCTATTATAATAGATTCTTTAGGATTAAAATAATATTCAGAATTTGTATTGTATGATTTATCTGTAGATAATCCAGTATTAACTATTACTTTTCTTGGTAATTCCTCAATAATATCACCAGAAGAATGTGTAGTAGAAATTGATCCAGCATAAGATCTTTCTATCTTTACAGTATAATTTTTACTGTAAATATTCAAAATTTTAAACAATTCTTCATTTGATTTATATATATCACCAATAGATATTACAGATGTTAAGTCTCCATTGACTTTTAAATATGTGACTATGCCAGTTTGTGAAGAATTTTCTAAATCATTTAAAATAGTTAATCTATTACTCTTCTGAATTTCTAATGATTTGACAGGACCAATAAATTTTGTTGATATTATATTACAATTATCAATAATTGGTATATCCTGGTTTGTTATATCTATAAAGTGACTAGAAATTCCTAAGTAATTACCATTAGTGTCTAATCTAGAATATTCAAAATCTGGATAAGTATCTTCACTAAATGTAATAGTACCTATTTCCCTACCACTAACCGATTTTACAATGGCAAAGGCATTACTTCCAAAAGTTCCTTCATTATTAAAATAAATTTCATCGCCTGCCGCATAATTTTTACCACCTGAGATAATATCTAGTTTATCTACAGAACCAGAACTAGTATTAGTTATTTTTGGAAGTACATTTTTAAATGTTTCTGGACTTACCAACCCATCATAGAATGTATTATCTTTAGAAAATCCAAAAGATGATGTAAATCTAAACCAATTATCACTATCTACAGATTTTCTAGATAAATTTGAAAAATCTTCAAAATTATATGGTATTGGTTTTGAATTAAAAGAATTTCCAATTACATAAGGAAATATTGGTTTTAAAAATCCATTATATGGACCACTAGACTCTTTAGTGGGATTAAAAGTTGAAAAATATGCATATACTCCGTTTGGAAACTCTGGAGTTTTACAAAATCTTCCGTTATTAATATCCAAATCTCCAGCATTAGTAAATACATAATCCTCAATAAAATATCCAGTTGGAAAAATGCTTACTGGTGGTCTATTCTCCACTATTGGTCTTAATTCATATCCACTACTCAACTGTTTAATGGCACCACCTTCAATATTTTCATATCCATATGGACCATATATTGGATTTCCATCATATGCCCATCCAACTATGGGAGAGTGATATTTGATTGTATCCGAATCGTTAAGTAAATCTTGTTTAAATATTGGATTTCCTTCATTATCTAAGGATGATGCCAAACACTGCTCTCTAATTCCTCTTGGAGTAAATCCATGACCATAAGATAATTCTTTGGTAATATCTTTTGATTCATATATTATTCCATCATCATCATTTATTGATGATGTACTGAAAAGTTTTTCGACCAAATTTAAAGTCCAAGATTGGATATTGACATCAAAAGATACTCCAAATCCATTAGAAATTACTTCTATGAAAGTATCTTTCGTATATCCAAAACCTCCATTCAGAATAGTAACTGATTGTATTCTTCCATTAATTATAACAGGAGTTAAAATTGCATTAAATCCATCACCATAAATCTTGATCTCTGGGGCAGAGTTATAATTTGAGCCACCATCAATAACTGTTACTTCAATAATTCTTCCATCACTGGAAATAGTTGGTAATAATTTTGCATTTTCTCCATTGTATACATTAATAGTTGGTTTTCTATTATAATTGACAATAGAATTATCACCATATCCACTACCAGGATTTTTTACTGAAGTTGAAAAAATTTCTCCAGTAAAGATAGGATTTAATTTTCCAGTAAATGTTTGACTACTAACAGTGTTTATTCCTATAGGAGCTTCAACTTTTACTATTATTGGTGTATATGATACTCTGTGTTGACCACTTCCAAAATCTGAAAATGGAATACTTAATTTATTGTTGTAATTAAAGTCTTTATCAAAATCTGTTTGAAGTACTTCATATACTTTAAATTCATCATCATTTACTCTTCTTACAAAGTATTCTGATGTTGATGATAATCCTGTAGGAAGAACACCATCACTATTAAAAATTACTACTTCCTTATCTAAAAATCCGTGATTTTTTATTTTAATTGTATCAAAATTCTTATTAATATTGTTTGAATTAAAATATAAAATTTTATTTGTATAGTTTTGTCCAGAATCCAAAACATCAACAGAAGATATACTGTTTTTTGCAGTTACTGATGTAATTTTATGGATACCATCTCCATAAGATGAAAATGTTATGGTGTTTATTCCAGAAACAGATTCTTCAAAACTATTATACAATTTTGCGGTTATTCCATCATTTGAAGTAATGTAATATATTGATCCATCTACTAATCCACCAATAGCATCTTGATTTAGAGTGTTATAAATAACAGCTTCATAATTTTTAAATCTATTGAACTTTTTAAAGTCTATAGTGCCAGTAGATAGATTTAATTGATTATATAAGTTAGATGCGTTGAACAACACTTCATTCTTTTTACTGGATAAATTGCATTTTACTTTTGCACCAAAACCATTTCCACCACTAATGGTAACAATTGGTTCTGATTCATATCCAAATCCAGGATCGATTACATCAACTCTTTTTAGACCACCTCTAACATTAGCAGTTACCAGAGCGTCTGTCCCAAATCCAGAAGAACCTCCTTCCCCAACATTATCTACAATTTCTATTTTGGGTGGATTTATAACATCATAATTAGAATCTCCTGGAGAAGATACAATAACTTCTACAATTTTCCCATAAAAAACTGTATCGGTAGATTTATAATTTAATAATTCTATTCCATTTAAAAAGCACCCAGTAGACCCAGGACTTGTAATTTTCTCAGTATCTAGTGCTTCATTTGTTGGAGAATTGTATTTTCTTATTATGTCTTGTGGGTATAAAGTTTTATTATAAAATTTTGTAAATATAAGCTTATTATTAGTTGCCGTTCCAAATAGACTTAAGAAATTTTCGGATCTAATATTTGATCTACTGGAAGCTAATTTTATAGTGCTATCATTAACTCTCTTTATAAAATATTGACCTTCTGGTATGTTAAGTCCAGAATTTCCATCATAAGTGTAATATATAGAATCACCACTAAGAAATGGATGATTTCCAATTATTAATTCTTCAGTTGGGACTGGTAATACCTTTGAAAATTTTATTGTTAGTGTATTATCACCAACATCTCTTGATAGATAACTTGGTAATTGTGAAGAAGTTATATAAGTCTCATCTTTATCAATATAAACATTTTGAATGTTACTAGAAACTATATTTAAGTTGGAATTGAAAAGAAATTTTGGTTTAGAAATATTTCTTTTGATAGTATATTTTTTATTTGTATCCAAAGAAGCAGTAATATTGATATCAAAAACTCTTTTATTTGAAAAACTTATAACAAAATTAGAATACTCTTCTCCAGAACTACTGTTTAATGTAAATATATCTCCTGCTCTAAAAAGATTATCATCAAAAGTTTCTACTCTATATTGAGAAATCCCATTTAATTTTTCCGATACTTTAAATAAAGACTTAACATTATATGTTGGACCAACATTTAAAAACCAAGTATTGTGGATTTGTTTTGTACTTTCTTTCCCTAATGCTGTAATATTAACATTGTCATCTTCCTCATAAAAATAACTTTCTTCTCTATCATAACTAATATCTCCAAGAACACCCCTTACCCTTACTGTTATTATCTCATCATCATCATTGAATGAATATGCAAAATGATTATCTAATATATTAGTACCAGATTTTATATCCACTGGTAAAGTTAAGTTAAAAAATTGATTATCATTTTTTCCATTATATTCTACTTTAGTTAAAACACCATTATCATAAAACTCAATAAAACCAGAGTCATCAAATCCTAAAGTAGAATCTACATCCAAATATGTTTGTCCAGCAACTGCATTATCAGTAACTTTTGTTTTGGCATGAACAGAAAAATTGAAGAATTCTATATCTGGATTATAGTCTAATGTTAATGAATAAAATTCTGCACCTTCACTAATAACAAGCTCTGATGTTATGATAGTAGCAAAAGCACTTTTCTCTACACCATTAACGTCTTCGAACAAGGTTCTACCAGCAAGATCCAGAGGATCTCCCTCATAAGGTTCAACAACAATTTTTCTTGTTACTCTAAAGTCAGCATCTGATGATTGAATTAGATAATCTCTTGGTTTTATTATTTTACTTTCTACACCCCATACAATATTGAATAATATTTCAAATGATTTATCAGTTCCCCTTGAAGAATAAAAATCCTTAATTCTAGATACTAATATTTTTTCATTTAATTCTTGATAAAAATCAATTTCTTCAAATCCTGGTGTGTATTGTGATTTGAATTTTTTATATAACTCAAATAAAAATAGAGCATTTAAATTATATACAACAGTGTTTGCTGTATGATCTTTTTTAAATGAAGTGGAAAATTTGAAATCGTCTTTGGTATATCCAGTTATACCACTAAATCCTCTTTTACAACCTAAAAATTCAGTCTTTGTTTTTTTATCATAAAATATAATTTCATCATCAATTTTAATTAAACCATTTTTAAAAGGAAATCCATCAGTATTTGTAACACTAATTGACTTTGAATTTGCAACAATATTAGAAGATAATTCAGTGTAAAATACAAGTTCAGATATATTCTCTAGCTTTGTGTAATCATTAATATTATTGAGAATATTTGTTGGACCACCAGAGAACTCTAAAGACTTATAATAATCCTTTAAGAGTTGTATGAAGTCCGAATAAGACTCTTTTACGTAAGATGGTTGCTGATCTGTGACTAAATTTTGAATTTGTACTCTATTTTTCATGTCTTTATATTCTTACTAAGTCTTCGTTTAAGTAACTAGATGTAACTATATATCCTGATCCAGAAAGATCAGTTCCTGAACTGATAGTATCGTTTATTAAATTTACAGTTGAAGATGTTGTATCTAACTGTAGGTATAGGTCTTGTTTTCCTATAACATCATTTGATTCTGGAGTGGCTGATATTTCTATTATTTTATCTCCAGCAACATTTAATTTTGTGGTTGAGATTATGTTTAAGTAATTTAAATTAATCTCACCAGTTTTATAATTTATATTTCCTACCTTATTCTTTACTACTACTGGACTATTTTTTGACTGCAATTGGAATATAAAGAGATCCCCATTAACATCATCTATAGGTTTATCTGCCAAATACACCACTCCAGATATGTCACTGACAGTAAATCCACTTGATTTTATGTTATAACCCGTTTTTCTTTTTATATAGAAAGAATTACCAAAGCAAATTTCATACTGTGTAGTTGTACCTTCAGATATTTTTAGATCTCTTCTAATTAAAATTTTTGTAATATTTGATGTTATTGATTCTGACGTATCATCAATCAACTTTAAAAATTTACTGTATTTGAATCTAGATCCATAACTATTTAATTCTTTAGATTTTGAATATAATTCTAAGTTATTCTGTATCTTGTCCTTAATCGTGTTAGCATAACCTCGATTTATATTATAATAAACTGAAGAATTGTATTCAATATAAAGATATTTTAAATCAATAAATTCTGGTATGATTCCAGCAACCGAATATTTTTTTAATTTTTGTTTTAATGAGTCTTTTAGTAAATTTGATAGATAAGTTCCATTTCTAGGTTTTACAGTAATAAAGACTTTTCCATATTGTGGAGGATTTAGTTCTTCTCCACCAAAAACAGCAACTGATTCTGTTTCTGGATAAATTAAAGGAACTATAGTTTCATAATCTGACGCTGTTACTGCCCTATTTTGACTTGCATATAATCTAGGAGCGAATTTTTTTATTGATGATATTGATTCTATGGGTGATCCATAGTCACTAAATTCTATTGTTGTTAATATAGGAACATCGATATTAAGAGGATTTCCATTATTATCTGTTAATATTCCATTAAATTCAAAAGATCTAACTCCATTAGCAAGTTCTCCTTTAGTCTTAATATAAGACACTATAATAAAGTTTTTATCTGAAAGAGCACTGCCAAATGTCCCATCACCAAATATTAATTCATACTTACTATCTTCAATTTCATTGATAAAGAATACTTTATCTGAAGATTTTACATTTGTAATATTATCTGCAAATTTATAAATTATAGAATTGCTGCTAGTCTTGCTATCCCTTACAGTTACTCTTATTGTATTTGTATCTATGTTATTATTGGATAATATAAATCTTTGATTCTTACTTAATGAATCTACAGTAAAAGTCTCCTCAATATAGTTACCTTCAAAAATATCAACATCTTTAAATTCTGCTAATTTTCCAGATACTCTAGATCTAATATCATCTGGAATTGAATATACAAAACTATTTAAAAGTGATCCATCAGATGAAGAAGCTATAATTCCTTTTTTTACAACAACTGAAATCGGATTCTGATCATATTCTGTTAAATCGACATAAAAAGATACCCTTGCTTTAGAGCACCTAACGGATCTTGGCAAATAACCAATATTTCTTGCAATAGATACTACGTTTTCTCTTAAAGTTGCTCCGTCTAAGAATACTTCATTAGTCAACATATTAGCATTGTAAGAGCTAATATATGTGTTGTATGCTAAAGTATCTAAAAGAACTCTAAAATTAGATCCTTCAAAATCATAATCCGTAAATCTACCATCAGCTCTTAAAAAACTTTTGATAGATTCACGTATATCATTGAAGTCTAGTGATGATACGTTAACTAATGACATTTATCTTGTGGGTAGTAATATGAATGATAACTGCTGAGGAGAAGATTCAATGCCAACAATTAAATATTCTATATCCACATTTAGTTGGTTTAAATCATAATCTGGTATTACAACTACATCTAAAAGTTTTACTCTAGGTTCGTTATTTTTTATAACAACTTCAATTTCTCTTTTTACATCATTAACTAGATCTTGTGAAATATTCTCAAATAGTAAACGACTCAATAAAGACCCTATTTCTGGTTCAAAAAACTTCTCACCCTTTGATGTGAATACTAAATTTTTAATAGAGCGTGCTATCGCATCTTGATTTCTCAATACAACAATGTCTTTTGTTAAAGGATTTCTTTTGAGAGAAAGGCTTATATCCTTAAACCCAGAACTGACACGCTCTATTGGCATTGTAGTAGGTATAGTTATGCTTTATTTATACCTATTTTTTTACCATTCATGTCCCCAAGTAGGTTCTGTGCCATATGACCAATCATCATAGTCATTATCGTTACGAATTTTCTCATGAACTTCATTTTGATGTTCAAAGTCATGCTTTTTTGGAGTGATATCATCTTCAACTATCTCTCTAAGCATTCTTTTTTCCGTATTTGATTGCAATTTTTTTGCTAATGAACCATAATCTGTTATTAATGCTTCGGTTCCCCACATTTCCATCATGTATTCTTGATTACGATCTGCTGGTTGTCCCATTTTTGCTCCTGATTGTTTAGATCAGAACTTTTTACGGGGTTGCTATCCCGTGATTTATGTCCAGTGATTGTTTGGTTGTTCCCACCAGTAATGCAAATCTTCTATATTATCATTATAGTATAGTGAAACCATATCACTTTGGAATTTACTATTGATATTTTCACATAATGCGACTGTATAATAGTTTTTTTCAGTATATTTTTTCATTATCTCTGTAATCCAGGTATAAGTTCCACCTTTAATTACACCTGCTTCTATCAAAACAAAGTTTTGCCAGTCTAAAACCCATTCAATATAGTTTAATTCAAAATTAATTTGATATTTTTTGGGGTCTTCGTCTGGAAATGGTACGTTTACCGCTTCAATATGAAAAATCTCCCGCCCCATTGACAATGAGTGCGAGAGATGTTGAGTCACAATACTTGAATAATCAGGAGAAACGCACAAGAAGCAAGTTTTACTTGGATGAATGTCCCAGTTGGACATTTTAATCTTATACGTTAACTCCTGAATCAGTGCTAATTCTTTGTCTTGAGATATAAATTTCAAATTTTTCATTTTAATTTAACTCAAGACTATATTTTATTTATTTTCCTTGACCCCTATACCGTTTACGTGCTGCATTACGGGATGATGCTGCATATTTGGTATGCTGCCCTTGCCCTTGACGAGTTTTTTTGGGTTTGGATTCAATTTTAGTGTTACCAGAAGTCCTACGAGTTGCCATAATTTTTAATCAAATAAAGGATCAAGTTCAATAAGTTCAGGGTCAATGTCTGCACCTGAATAAAATTGCTCAGATAGGTCTTGTATTATATCCGAGCAATCGTCGAATGAGAGGTTTTTGTAAATTACTCGACCATTATAGCATAAGTTATAACGGCCTTGTGAATTACTCATCAAATTACGCGAGTCTTTTCGTGTCCAACACGAATACGAGGATCGCACCAAGTCTCAATACCTGCTTCCTTTGCATCCAGACAGAAGGACACGTCCTCTCCACACATATCCTGAACTGCTCCAGATTCAAAGACTTGCATCTTAGGTGCGAACCAGGGGTACTCAAGACGCTCAAAGACGCCATGACGAATCATAACCCATCCAAAACCTGTATAATCAACTGTGAATGGTTTACGACGCTTCGAGATGCTCTCCACAGTCTCGTGATTCATCACCCCACCATTACGGCGGAAGTCCTCTTCGTCCAACCAGTGGGCAACCGAGGTGGTTTGCCCATCCTCAGTAGCATACCAACCAGCGACAATCTCTCGCTCATCCTGAGCATTACCGTCTTTATCTGGTCCAGGTACTGCAAGATCGCACAGTTGCCAGAACTTTTGACTATTAAAAACAATGTCATTATCAATCCAAAGTTGATAATCATACTTCAATTTGCCGTCCCAGGGAATTTGATTGGGTCCGCGCAACACGTTTGCACCAAGACACTTACAACGTGCAAAGTTAACCATCGATGAGTAGTCCTGTGAGATTTGGATACTCATGTTGTTTTGTACAAGGTCAAAGCATAGTTGCACAAAACTCTTTAGGAATGTATAAGAACAACCGCGCCCAGGCAGACAGAACACAATGCTCTTGCCTTGCATACGCTCTTTAATTGCATCATAATCCCAGTCTTCCTTCGGCGCAGTCGGTGCTGCTGCCTTTACAGTAAATCCTTTTGCCATTTTAGAATAATTCTCTCAGATCAATTTTAACAGTTTATATGTAGCAAGTCAATATGAAGATTCTGCCACCATGTCCTTATTTAGTTCCAATCTCTCATACTCATAATTCTCATCATCTAGGTGATCCCACTTCTCACGGAATTCATCTTCAGTTAATACTGCATATAAACATTGATTCCTTTTATTGTAAATGTGGTAAACCGTTTGTGTTCTCATAAAAAGTTCTTTATCGGAACGTATTATATATGACCATAATGAGAATTCCAATGCTAACTAAAAAACCCTTCGGGTGCTTCGCAATCCAATATGTAAAGATTACTCTCCACATGTTCCAATAAGGTCTTCGGCGGCGCATCATAAAAATTCTCATCAACTCTATTATAGCACCTTTTTACCCGAAAAATTTTCTGCGAGATTTTTTTATATACCTTATAACACACACTCGAATTGTCACCTCTGTAGGTTAGAGGGACCCGCTCATTATAAACGCAGGGGGCCGCATTAGTATAACTTATCGATCGAATTAACTGCCATAAGGAATGCTGATCAATGAAATGTGTCCGCACGAACAATAAAAAACCCCCGCACGAATGCAGGGGTTAAGTATACCTAACTCACGGGTCGCTGGGTATAAAGAACTCAGCGACTCTAAGTGTTAGTCTCACGCATAAAAGGGTCGCTGAGTTCTTTATACCCAGCGACCCGTTAAGTGTTGCTAATTCACGCAACCGTTAGCGTCACAAACACCAACGCTTAGATCGTAACCACGGCGAATTGGATAGATTCCGATATAGAATTTCCAGATACCTACAGCGAGCAACTCATCACCAACCCGTGCAGATGTATCAAGTCCGAAGTAGAAGAATTTCTGAAACTTGAAAGGGGTTTGAATACGCATGATCTGTGGTGATAGTGTGAACGTAGGGGGGGCATTTCTGCCCCCGACTGTTTCATTCAGCGGCGAGAATGTAGCGGAATCGATGAAGATCAGATTCCAGATTTTCACAATCGCAGTAGGGAAACCACTGCTCGTTGATCATAATGTCAACAGAAATCGTATCAATTTCAGCATCTAAAAGTTGCTGGTTTGTAGAATAGAAATCAGCATAGAGTGTAGAACCCTCAGCATAGATTTCTACTGCCTCATCGATCTTTCTGAAAGGTGCAATTTCGCGGAGCAGGGTGATGATTTCCATTGTTAGAATGCTGGTAGTTTGTGATCTTGGAGATGGGGGGATTTCTCCCCCCGATTGTGTCAGGAATTAGGACCGAAACCAGACTCTAATTGTGATCTTTCCAGATCCTCATCACCATAGAGTTCCTCCCAATCTTTTTGAGTGGGTATGTACTCCAGATCCTCAACCTGAGGGTCACAAACGAAAGGATCGAAAGTCATGTTCAGAAGTGGATTGTGCGGGTTTGTCCCGCTTGAGAGAATACTAGATGATGGGGAGCACCCCTAAGGTGCTCCCGCAACAATCGTTCACACAGCGAGGGCGAGCAACAGATCACGCTTACGGCGCTTGCTAGTCACAGAAAACCACAGGTTGCGCTTTCCAGTTTTCGGATTGCGGGTCGCCGCTAACTGTCCTCTGGTTTCCAGATCCACTAGCACGGCGTGGATGGTGCCCTTGTGGCGGCGGGGATCCAAACCCATGGCACGCACAAGTTCAGAACCCGTCAGCGGACCCTTGCGGATCAAGATGCTGCGGGCAGCATTCCTGATCAGGAAGTGAAAGGTGCGATCAATTGCGGTGAGCATTTTCCTAAGTGTGTGTGCGGGCGTGTCCCGCGTGATCTAATGGTAGCGACTAGAAGGGTTCCCAGGTGGCAGGCGCAGCAGTTTCGTTACAATCCGAAATAATGAAAAGTTGTGAGAGAAAGTCTGCCCATTCAGCATCAGTTGGCACGACATAGTTCTTCTCATCCAGTTCGCGTTGTGCGCGTTTGGAAAGTTTC